GTTCGAGACCCTATCGGACGCCTCACTAAGATCTAGTGTGGCGAGAGCTCCGGTTAAGGAACCCTCCCGAGCCATCAGCTGGTTAGGCTTCTGGTCCGAGAACCCGACATACCCGTATCCACTATTGTGGACGGGCACGCCTTTCGTAGTCCGAATTACTTCAGACTCGAGGTAGGTAACGAATCTATCCATCAGCCCCTGCTGCACATATTGCATGCAGACAGGCTCAATGGCTATGATTCGCGGGGTCTTGAGCGTCTTAGGCACTGCCACAACCCTAACGGGTCGCTCAGCACCAGGTTCGAGGAAATTCACACGGGAGAGGACGTCAAAATGGTACCTAGGATTGGACGCGAGGAATTCCCCGAAAGGGAACACTCGGTCGAGCCTGTTGGTCCACTCGGTCTGCTCGAATTTCAGGTTACCCTTGATTCGATCAGCGGTCGCTCCCGGCCCATGCTTTGGGATGATCCGGCCATAGTAGACATCTTCGTCTACTTGCTGCATCACCCCAGCATACAAAACCGACGACGCATCACGAAACTCATCCAACAAATGGATGGGCATCTGTGCGTCAGAAGTGCGAATTTCCTGCTCACACTCGACGAATCTGTCCATGGCAGCCTTATACCGCGCATCACTGCACGGGATGAGGACCTTACCGCACATCAGCGTGAGCTGGCGTACGGCAAGTACCGCTTCCGGATCAGGCTCATCGAGCAATCGGCCGGTTCTACGATCAAACACACGTGTCACGAATCCCGAAAGAAATCTTGGGACTAGTGGACCGCTCTCTTTACTGGGAAACTTCACCCAGCCTCGAAAGAGGTCCGTGGAGATCCCACCTTGGTCGAGACTTTTTTCGAAGTCTTTTCCAAAAGCGGGAAGGGATATCGTAAGAAACGATTCCCCCTCATGTGTTGACCGCCTCTGGACGGTCTCCCAATCCAGAGTGGTGTTGATTGCGCAGTCACATCTGGTCCCTAGTTCAACAAGGACCACGTGCCAGAGCTGCAGCAGTTCTTCCTTCATGCCTACTCTCCTAACAGAGGGCTAGTGCGTGACAGGAGACTGTACAATATCC